GGGGCCAGGTGTCCACTTTGGAAGCGATCGGCTCGCTGGCTCTGGCAATTCGGAGCGATCTGGTAGACGAATGAGCGAGATGATCGAGCAGATGGCGCGGGCAATGTATGCGAAAAACTACTACGACCAATGGCCCGGCAGTCTTTCCTACGTTGAACGGGAAGTGTTTTACCGTTCCGCACGAGCGGCGCTCGAAGCGATGCGCGAGCCGAGCGAGGCGATGGTCAACGCCGCCCCCGACCTGCGCGACGTTGACTTTTATCCGTCGGACGTTTGGCGTGCGATGATCGAGGCGGCGCTGGAGAAATGACCGGGCGCGGCGTTATTTCCATCGGAGCGTACCGAAGGCCGGTGACGTACAAGGTGACGTTGCGCCAGGATTACCAGGGAAGTCTTGCCGTGTGGGTTGACGACGTGGCCGACAACCCGAGGTCGCGCAAGGCGGTGGCCGACGCGCTGCGCCGGGCATCCGACATGATCGAGGAATCGGCGGACGAATGACCGAGGAGGCCGAGCACCTCGCGCTCCTCTTACGGCTGCGCGCCGACCGCTGGCTCGCGCACCGCTACCTCTTTGCCCACCGCCATCCCGACGCCTCGCCGGAAGCCCACCGCCAGCTTGTCGCGGCGATCAACGACCCCGCCCCGCGCCTCTCGGTCGAGGGGTTCCGCGGCGTCGCCAAGACGACCTATACCGAGGAGACCGCGCTCCTGAAGGCCGCGTTCCGCGAGTTCCACAACCTCGTCATCATCGGCCCCAGCTTCCCGCGCGCCTGCGACCGCATCGACGCCATCGCCAACGAGATCGACGTAAACCCGTTTTTCGACGAGAAGGACGGGCTTTTCGGCAAGCTGCGCGGCGAGACCGAGCAGGCCGGCAAGCTCGTGCTGGCGAGCGGCATCTGCATCCAGGCCCTCGGCCGCGACCAGAAGATCACCGGGTTGAAGTTCCGCCAGTGGCGCCCGGACGCCTTCATCGTGGACGACATCGAAGACCCGGAGGAAAAGCGCACCGACACCGAGCGCGAGGAAACCTGGCGCTGGCTGAAGCAGACCTTCCAGCCCTGCCTCGAAGACGCGCTCACGACCTGGGGGCGTTTCCTCGGCACCCGCCGCGGCTCGAACAGCCTGCCCGAGCGGCTCGAAAAAGACGGGATGAAGACCGTTAAATTCCCGATCGAGTCATTGGGTGAGCGCGGCGAGCGCGTCGCGACCTGGCCGGCGAAGTGGCCCCTCGCGAAGATCGACCAGCTTAAGTACGACTACCGCGGCAACATGGACCTCTACGCGCAGGAATACATGTGCGAGGCGACGAGCTCGTCCGACCGCCGCTTCACCCGGGCGATGTTCAAATACGAGCCCCGGGTGCGGACCTGGGAGGGCGTTTACGCCTTTGTCGACCCGCGTCGGGCGAGCGGGAAACAGGCCGCCTCCCTCGGCTGGGCGGCCTGGTCCTGGGTCAACCGCCGCCTCGTCGTCTGGGCGAGCGGCTCCGAGTTCATCGCCCCGGACGAAACCGTCTCCCTCATCTTCGACATCGCCGAGCGCTTCGACCCCGTGTGGGTCATGGCCGAACTGGACGGCCTGGAGCAATGGCTGATGCAGCCGATCCGTCAGGAGCAGGTGCGGCGCGGAATTACCATTCCGGTCAAGGGCGTCCACGCGATCTCGGGCACGCGCGGTGGCGGCCAGGCGGCCTTTGTCGAGGGGCTGCAGCCGCTGTTCGCCGCGGGCGAAGTCATCTTCGCGAGGCCCCAGCCCGAGCTGGAGGCGCAACTCCTCTCGTTCCCGCACGGCATCCGCGACACCGCGAACGCGCTGGCCTACGCGCAGACCCGCGACGGCGGCGGCGCCGCTGTCCCCATATATGACGGGTTCAACCCGGAGAACCACGTCGTCGAGGGCGCGGCGCTGGCCGCCGGGCAGCATCTGTTCCTGGCGGGCAACGCCACCGCGTCGATGACCACCGCCATGCTGGTCCAGGCGTTCGAGGGTAAGCTGAGGATTCTTGCCGACTGGGTGTTCGAGGGTGGGCCTGCCGAACGCGCCGGAGACATTGTGCAGGCGGCCGCCCAGGAGATCGACACCTCCAGCGTGCGGGCGGTCCCGGTGGCGCGGCCGTGGGACGACATGCTGAAGCTGCCGCTGCCCGACCGGATGATCTCGCGGCCGAACCGCCCGGTGTGGGTCGTGCCCGACCGGCACAGCGACCGGATGACGAATGTCGGGCTGATGCAGGCGGTGCGCGCGTCGGTCGCCGAGGCGCGGGTCGGCGGCGACCGGGTGACGGGCCAGATGTTCCTGCGCGACGCGCTGGCGCGCACGGTGCGCGGGATGCCGGCGGTCGAGATAAGCCCCCGGGCGCGCTGGACGCTGCGCGCGCTGGCCGGCGGGTACACGAGGGAATTTACGCGAGGGCGGCTGCAGGACGACGCCGAGGAGGGGCCGTACCGGCTGCTGGTCGAGGGGCTGGAGGCGTTCTGCGGCCTGACGGCGACCCGCGCCCCCGAGGCGGAGGACGAGCAGCAGAACATGAGGGTGGATGAGAGGACGGGGCGGAGTTACGCTTCGGCTATGCCAATGAGGAACAGATGAAAACAGACCGTACTCCTGCTCCTATAAGGGAAAGAATTGAAAGACATTCAATGCCAATACCTAACAGTGGATGTTTTGTCTTTCTGGGGAGGACAGATTTTAATGGTTATTGTCATATAGCGTATGGAAGCGCCAAAAACATAAAGAGTGTATCTGTACATAGATATATGTACGAACAGTTTGTTGGACCAATACCTCCAGGAATGGAGATTGACCATAAATGCAAGGTAAGGTCTTGTTGGAATCCAAATCATCTTGATCCCGTTACGCACGCTGACAATGTGCGCCGAGCCATTGAGCAAAACAGAGAGATGGGATTGCCTTTGCGCTACGCGTGGCGTACACGGGAACGCACCGGAAGGGCGTATGCGAGCGCGATGCCAATGAGGGCACGATGAGGCACCACCGCCGTTTCCATCATCACCGGAGCCACCGCCGGCATCATCACCATATCAGGGTGGCGCTCGTCATCGGCAATGTCGCCGTTGAACTCTTCCCGAACTGGATAGGAGTAATCCACATGGCTTTCACCCTGGACGCCGGCAAGACCGAAAACCTCGCCATCGAGTACCTCGACGCTAACGGCTCGCCGATGCTGGTCACGCCGACCCCGGATTCGCCGCCCGCATGGGGGCAGACCAACCCTGCGGCGGACACGCTGACCCCCTCGGCGGACGGCAACACCGCGACCGCGCTCGGCCTGGACGCCGGCGGATCGGACACGATCCAGCTCACCGTAATCGTCGCCGGGGTTACTTACCAGGCCACGGTGGACGCTACCGTCAACCCCGGCACGCCGGCGCAGGTGCTGACCAGTGTCCGCATCGCAGCGACGCCCGCGTAGGCCCGCCGCCATGCCCGAGTTCATCCCGGCGAAACCCGCCGCCACCGACGCTCCGGTCTCGGCAGATCCGGCCCCGGTAGAGTTGCCGGCGGAAAAGCCCGACCCGAAACAGGTCGAGGCGTATCTGGCGGAGACCTGGGCTCATCTCGTCGGCCTCGTCGAGCAGGTCGTCGGCACGCTGCCGCAGCTGCACGGCCTTGCCGGCCGGGCCGCGGCGATGCGCGCCTCCTTCGACGCGGCGCTGTTTCACGCCGGCCCGCCGCCCGAGGCCCCGCCGCCGTCCTACGAGGCGCTCCCCTTCGGGGCGACGAGGCAGGAAATCGAGGACCGCGTGAAGATGCTCGAAGCCCTGCCCAGGCTCTCGGACGAGCAGACGGTGGAACTGGCGCGGCTGAAAAGCACGCTGTAGTCCATGTCGGATAGCGGCGAGTTTGTCCTTGGGGCGGAACCAGCCGTCGGCCCCGAGCCCGAGGAGGACGAGGTTGCATCCGCTCCGGTGGACCGTGACCGCGACCTCCTCGGCGGCTCGCGCTCGAAGATCCGCGAGAAGCTCGGCAAGGTGTTCGACGACAACGCGCGGGGCTTCGAGGACCAGTCCCCCCGCGCCGACGACCAGGCGCGGTACTGGGAAGCCTACAACTGCGAACTGAACGAGTGCCAGTATTACAACGGCATCGCGCAAATCTACATCCCGGCGGTGCGCGACGCGATAAACGCCATCGTCACCCGCCTCGGCAACCAGATGTTCCCGCAGGGCGGAAGGGCGATCGAGGAGGTGTCGGCGGACGGCACGCAGTCCTCGGGCCTCATCGGGCTTCTTGAGCACTATCTGCGCGAAGCCGAGTTCGAGATCAACGTCGTCAGGGTAGTGCTGCGCCACCTCTATATAGAAGGGCACGGCAACATCTACGTCGACTGGGCCGAGACCCTACGGCAGATTGTTTCACGTGAAACGCACGGCCCCCGGATCGAGATGGGCGGCCAGCAGGTCGAGGCTCCGGGCGAGGAAATCGAGGACATCAAGGAGGAAACAATCGTCGAGGGGCGCCCGGTCTTCGAGGTTCTGCATGATTGCGACGTGCTGGTCCTGCCGCAATCGGCCGACACGGTCGAGGAGGCGCTGGCGAAGGGCGGCTCGGTGACGATCGTGCGGCGCTGGACCAAGGACAAGATCGAGCAGATGGCCGAGCAGGGCCAGATCACCAAGCGCGCCGCCCGCGACCTGAAGGACGCGATGGCGAAGATGTCGCGCGGCGAGGCGAACCAGGAAAAGAAGCTCCTCGAACACGTCGGCATCCGGGCCGGGGGCAAGGAGGCGACGGTCTGGGAAACCTGGACGATGCTGCCGCTCGACGACAAGGGGGCTTACAGCGAGGACGGGCGGCCGCGCCTCTGCCGCGTCTTCTTCGGCCCCGAGCGCGAGCCCCTGGGGTGCAAGCGCAACCCCTACTGGAACGACCGGGTGCCGCTGTGGTCGAAGCCGGCCGAGAAGGTCGCGGGGGTTTTTAAGGGCGGCAGCCCGGCGGCGCGGGTGATGTCGATCCAGTACGAGATCAACGACGCGGTGAACGAGGGGGCGGACGCCGCGGTCCTCTCGGCCGGCCCGATCATCCGCCAGTCGCCCGATGCCAGCGGGCCGCTTGTCCTCGCCATCGGCGCGATCTGGAAGGGGAAGGCGGGCGAACTCGAAATGATGCAGTTCCCGGATCTGACGCCGCGCGCCGTGACGCGGGTGCAAATGGGGCTGCAGATGATTTTCCAGTCGTTGGGGGTCAACCCGTCGATGCTGCCGCAGCAGACCCGCGCCGGCAAGCCCAATCAGGCGCAGGTCGCGCAGGAGCAGGCCATCGACCTCCTGACGACGGCCGAGGGGGTCAAGATCGCGAGCGACGCCGGCACCTGGGCCTTGGGTTGGATGGTGGACCTCGACTACCAGTACCGCGACACCGAGATTACGGTGCGCCAGTTCGGCGAGATGGGCCGGCAGGCCGAGTTGGAACAGGTCGCGCCCCTGCAGAACCGTGCCGGATTCTCGTTCCTGTGGCGCGGCGCCGAGCAGGTCAAGCTGATGGCGATGATGCAGCAGCAGGGCACCGCGCTCCTCAACGTCGCGCGCACGATGCGCCAGGAACTGATGGCCGAGGGGATGCAGCTACGCCTCGCGCCGCCGCTTCAGGCTGCGTTCCAGGCGGTTTTCGGATCGTTTCTTGGCTCGCAAACCCTGATCGACCAGCGCCACCAGTTGACGGTGCCGCAGGCCGAGGAGAACGAATGGCTCGGCCAGGGCTTCGATGTGCCGGTGCATCCGCTCGACCAGGACATCGAGCATCTGCGCGAACTCCTGCCGTGGATACAGCAGACCGGCGACCCGCACGGGACCGGCAAGGTTCACGCCCAAGCGCACATGACCTCGATGCAGATGAAAAACATGGCCTCGATGCAGCGGAGCCAAGCCGCGCACGGCGGGGGTCCGCAACAGGGCGGGGGCGGCCCGGGCCAGCCGCAGCCGGGGGCGACGCCGGGACAGCCGCACGCGGTAAAGCGCCCGCCGGGGGCAATGCATCCCGACCAGGCGGCAGGCGGCGGCATCGTACAAATGCCGAGGCGTTCCTAAAGTTTGGGCCGGCGTTTTATTTGCAAGGAGGAACTGATGCGGGTGTTGCGCCTGTTCGTCGGCGGCAAGGCGGACGGACAATGGCTGGAAACCGACGACCTCACGGTTTGGAGAGTTCCGATTTTCCCCCAAATCTCCATTACAGATACCATATCGAGCGGTCTTCTGACGATGGCGACTTTAGAGTACGACTTCTATCACCTGGAGTGCATTTCATTCCCCGAGGGGGTGCGGAAATACTTCTATGTGCATGACGGTTTGAGCGCCGTCGCGGCCTTTGATCGGCTGCTCTCTAGGTACGCCGCTATTGACAAAGCACAAGATGTAGCGGCATAGGCAAGGTTCGAGCGGGCGATCGCAGTCCGCACCGAGCGGGGGAACGCACCCTGAGGAGAGAGAATGGCACGCACACGCGGCGCTGAAGCCGATCCTGTTGACGTTGTCGAGGAGGAGATTGTCCTTGGCCCGGATGAAGAAGAAGACCTCGCCGAAACCGACGCCCCTGAAGATGAAGGGGATGATGCCGGTGGGGATGCCGATGAGCAGGAAGGGGAAGGCGAAGAAGCCGAAGATGTAGCCGCGGAGCCTCCCGCACCCAGGCGCGGCGGCGGATCGCAGACGATCCGCGAGCAGCGGCGACGGGCGCAGGAGGCGGAGCAGAGGGCCGCTCAGCTTGAGCGGGAGTTGGCCGAGGCGCGCGGGTTCCAGCAGGGAATGCAGGCGCGAACGGTTGACCCGCAGGCGGCGGCGAGGGCGGAGCAGGAGTTCTATGCGTCGTTGGAGATGATGCCTCCGGCGCAGGCATATCAGGCGCTGATGCAGCGCGGGCAGCAGCAGATCGGGAATGTCGTTCAGAATCTTCAGTTTCAGACGAACGAGAGACTAGACAAACAGGCTTATGACGCAGCGGCACGCACATCGAGGGTTCACCAGCAGTATCGCTCGCAGGTCGAGTCGACGCTGGCTGCCGAGCGTGCCGCCGGCCGCAACCCCGATCGCGAAGTCATCCTCAAATATCTCGTGGGCAACGACGTGCTCGAACGCGCCAACCGCGCGGCTCCGGCGCAGCGCAACGGCGCGGCCCGCCGGGTTGCGTCGCAACGCACGCAGCCGACCGGCGCTCGCGGCGACGTTGCGGCGCGCGGCCGCGGCGCACGCCTCGTGCCCGGCACACCCGAGCATGACGACTGGCTGGTCGCCGAGGGCATCCGATCAGGACACAACGTATTCGAGTGAGCGGAGGCCCCGCCTCTGCTTTAGCGGAGGCATGAACCGATGGCCGTTACCGTAAACACCAGTTCCCAGTACGCCGGCGCAACGACCCGAATCATCGCCCGGAAGGCGCTGGAGGAAACCCAGCGCTACCTCGTCCTCTACCAGTTCGCCGACAAGGAAACCCTCGATCACGGGCACGGCATCACGTGGTCGGCGATCCGCTGGTCCCGCCTGCCGCTGCCGCAATACCCGGTGGCCGAGGGGGTGGCGCCGGTCGCCAACCAGCTTTCGTTTACGCAGGTCATGGGCTCGGCGGTCCAGTGGGCCGGACGCCTCGTCTTCACCGACGTTTCGATCATCACGACCCAGCAGAACCTCATCACCGAGGGGTCGCGGATGCTGGGGATGCAGTTGGGCGAGATGAAAGAGCGCAACGCGATGGTCGCGCTGATGTCGGGTTCCCAGGTCAACTACGCCAACTCGGTCGGCTCGCGCGCCTCGCTCGCGGCCGGCGACAACCTCAACCCGACCGATGTCACCCGCACTTTCGCCAACATGGTCAACCTCGGCGTCCATATGTGGAACGGGCAGACCGGCGAGGACGTGCAGCGCTCGATCGACTACACCGCGCGGGCGAGCGAGAAGACGATCAAGGGGGTCGAGCACCTCGTCGCGGTCAGCAACACCTTCCCGTTGGACGACCTCGCGAACAACCCGACCGTCGTCGCCGCGTGGCAGCGCTCGGACATCAACCGGCTCTACATCAACGAGATGGGGTACTGGAAGGGGATCACCTTCTGCCGCTCCAACATGATCCCGACTTTTACCGGATTCGCCCAGGTCAACGGGACGCCGGGCACCGGGTCGCTGACCACGGCGACCTACACGATCCAGGTCACCGGCTGGGACATCCAGAATTTCTACGAGAGCCGCATCTACCAACTCTCGGCCGACATCTCGGTCATCGCGGGCGGCATCAATGTCACGGTGCCCTCGACCCCGGGCTTCACCTACGCGGTCTATGTCGGCGTCGGCTCGGGAGCGGCCCCTGCCAACCTCGGCCTGACGACCTCGGGGCCGCAAACCGGGCCGTTCGCGGGCCAGGCCATCGGCATCGCGCCGGGCACCGCCGTCGTCATCACGGGCCTCGGCTCGATGGCGATCCCGCCGGCCGCGCCGACCACCGGCATCACGGTCTACCCGACCTTCGTCTTCGGCAAAAATTCGTTTGCCTGCCTGAAGCTCGAAGGGGTTTCGTGGAACCGTCTGATGGAAGCCGACAAGTCGGACCCGCACAATCAACTCCGCTCGATCGGCTGGAAGGTCTTCGAGGGGTGGGTCATCAAGGACCAGCGCTATCTCGCGCGGATCGAAACGACCGCCTCAAACACCGGAACTTGGACATAGGAGGTCAACATGGCCGCAGGTAACGTAATCGTCATGCTGGAACTCCGCATTGCGCAGGTGCAAGGCGGGACGACGGCGGTGCAGGTTCAGCAGAATATGTCGAACAACCCCGGGCAGGGGCAGTCGCAGGTGTCGATCATGATGCCGATCGACCAGTTCATGTACTTTCAGGACGCGGAGGCGGTGCCGGGAACGGCGGGCGCGATCACGCTGGCGAACATCAACACGGCGCTGACCGCCGCGGTCGCGACGCTGGCCGGGGCGAGCGGCACGCCGCTGATTACCCCGACGCTGCTGGCGCAGATCAACGCCTGGAACACCGGGAGCCCATAAGTGGCGACGATCACCATAGGGACGACGGCCCAGACGACGCTGACCGGCGCCGTCTGGCACAGCAACATGGCGCAGGCCGATGTCCGCGCGATCAACACGGCGATCCTCAACGACCTGAACCTCCGGCATCCGCAGGCGCAGATCGACGGCGGAGGCGGCTTCGTGCGCGAGGGCCTCCTCTACGTGCCGAACCGGGGGCCGCTCCAGCTATACGACGGCGACATCGTGGCGGTCGATGCGAGGGGCGGAGTGATCCTCGTCACCAAATACTCCGCCGCCGGCGCGAACTGGGTTCACACGTAGGGAGTTTTCATGGCCTGGACAGCCGAAATCCGAGCGAAGGCGCAGGAAACCAAGGCGCGCAAGAAGCGTGAGGCCGTCGAGGCGCTGGCGGTAAGGGCCGCCGCTCCCGAGGAGCCGGCGCCGGAAGTCATGCCCGCGCTGGGCGACGCGCCGCAGGTGGTCGAGATCGAGGACGAGGTTGCCGTCAGCGAGCCGCCGGCCGTGGGGATGCCGAGCCCGTTCGAGCGTTTCCTCGCCGAGATCGACGACGAGACGCGCGAGCTGCTGACCGAGGAAGACGGCAGCATCCCGCAGCTTGAGGCGATCTGGGCGGCGCGCGTCAAGGCGGCCAAGGAGGCAAGACGCGAGGTCGCGAAGAAGCAGGCGACGGCGCGGGCCGACCGCATGGCGAAGACCGACGCCGGCCTCGTCTCGCCGGAGGACGCGGCCTCGGCCGCGCTGCAGCGGATGCTGGCCCGCAAGGTGACCTGGAAAGTCGAGATGATGCGCGACTCGAAGGGCAACCTCCTCGACGAGGGCTACCGCATCGACGGGGAGTTGCTCTATCATGGGCAGATGGTGACCAGAACCTACGGCCAGTGGCTCAGCTACCGCGAACAGTGGTGGCGGGCCAAGCAACACGAACTGGATTTCCAGGGCAGGGGTCAGGTGGACGAACTGCGCCGCGTCTCGACCGGCGCCCTCGACGTGAAATTCAACCTCAACGGAGCGCGCGCATGAGGGAGGGCGACGTCCAATACCACGACGACACTCCCCTTGAGTTAGTTGATGGCGAATGGCGACGCTTGCCCGCCGGCTGGTATGTCGAGGTTTTCCGCAACGGCGAATGGCATCGCGAACTCGGCCCCTTTTGGGATTCGCTCATCGGGGTTCCGGATAGCGCGGTTGCTGCCGCCAAAAAAGCAGGATTGATATGACGGACAAGGCAATCGAGGTGCGGGCGACCGAGGTGCCCGGGATGCAGATCGAGTTTCAGGGGCCGATCGGGCCGGATGGCCTGGGCGTCGGCTTCAGGATCGCGGTCGATGCGACCATTTCCCTCGAAGACCTCAACATCCAGCTTGACATCGTGGCCAAAGCGACCCGCCGTCAGCGGGCGATGGAGCAGTTGCCGCTCGAAAAGCAGCGCCTCTCCGCAAACCTCAAGCTGCTGA